GGATATACGCCAGCTTGATCTTTGGGTATCTCTCAAATTCCATCTTCCGGTGCTTTCCAGCCATCGGGCAGCCGATACACCGCAGCGTCTTGACCAGTTCTTCCGGTTTCAAATTCATAGCAAATCCTCCCGAAATTCTTCTAATACTTCCTGTCCCGGAAGCACATCATTTTCCATCCACCAGTTAAATATATCCAATCCATTATCGCCCCATCGCATCCCGCCGTCCATCTTGCCCCGGCGTCGGCGTTCCTCCAGCATCCGATCAAATGCCCGGATATACGCCAGCTTGATCTTTGGGTATCTCTCAAATTCCATCTTCCGGTGCTTCCCGGCCATCGGGCAGCCGATACAGCCAACCCGTTTCCAACCGCAGGCGTAGAGTGGGTTCATCGTGATCTTTTGTTCGGCGCAGTAGCCGAGTACGTCTTCGTCTTTCCAGTCAACAATCGGATTGACTGTCCGCGTGCCTTTCATCTGGCAGTTTTCCAGGAGCATTCTTCGCTCGTCGTTATCATCCATGAGGATGATCCGCTTGTCTTTGTCTTTGTTGATAGTCTCCATAATTCCACGCGACGCTTTCCGCCTTGCGGATTCTGCCCAGCGGACGCCGGTTGCGATAAACCGCCCTCTCCCTCCGGTTTCCTTGAGTTCAGCGCAGCAGTAGCGCACAAGCCGTGTCGGCGGCATGAGCTTACGCGGGATAAGATTCCACATGGTTGTGTTCGTTCCATCCGGCTTTTTGTGGGTATCGATGGTGCATTTCACCCCCCCAAGTTCCAACTTCCAGAACATATCTTTCACGTGCCGTACCGTTTCCGGCGCGTCCGCTGTTGTCAGCGAGTGCAGCGCCTCAAACGGAATGCCGCTGTTCTGCACCAGCCTGAGCAGGCAGTCGGAATCTTTACCGCCAGAATAGGTAATCACAAGCGGCTTCTTGTAGAGCCTCTGGCTCATGTCGGATGCAAGCCGCAGCCGCTCCATCGCAGTCTGCTCTAAATCCACATCAACCCCGCCTTTCTCAGCCGCTCCACGCTCTTACACCGCTTCTTCGCGTCCGCAGTGTAAGCGTCGCGTCTCCGTTCGCTTCTCTCGCTGCTTTTCCGCAGTTCCTTGATCCCTTCTTCAGGATTTGCCCTCATGGCCTCCCTGATCAGTTCTTTCGGTTTCAAATTTATAGCAAATCCTCCTGCCAAAATTCGTTGAATTTCTTCCCTGTGATAATCGGCCTGCACCATTCACGTTGAAACCTTCGCCACGCGGCGTCCGTTTTCCCTTCTTCATCCCGGAAAAGCATTGCGTATGGTACAAACCCGGCCTGCATGGTCTGTGTCAGCCGCAGCTCCGCGTCCTCAAAACTGTCCCCAGCATATCCAACAAGGACATAGCAGCACATGGCGTGACTCTTTGGCCGGAACCCCGCAAGGCGTAGCTTTCGCCCCATCGCAACCAGAGGTTCCAGATCATCCTTTGTGTCGTATGCTGTGTAAAGCCGCTTTGGTTTTACCTCCCGCAGCAAATCCGCCTGCCATTGTTGAAGCAAGGACGGTTCCAGTCCTCCGGTGAAGATCGCCGGATGCTCCTGCCTCTTGAGCATTTCGCAGACCGCCCGGAAATGGTGTTCAGACGTTCCGAGAATGTTGTCGTCGAGGATGTTCCATCCGTTCACGATCGGCAGTTCTCGAATCACGCCATGTGCGCAGCGCGGAACCGAGCAGAACCAACATTCCTTCGTACAGCCGCGCGACGTGAAGATATAGCCGTCTCGGAGATACATTCCCGGCGTGAAATCACCCATGCGGTCATCAAATGCCGGGCCTCCAACTTCAACCGGAACACCGAGGATTTGCCACGCATAGTAGAGATCTTCTGCACGCGGAATGTCCCATGTGAAGGTTGTAGAGATGTGCACCGCTTCAACTTCAGCCTTGATACAATCTGCGATATTCTCGATTGTCGGTGCACCGAAGAACGCTAGCGTATCCGTAGGCGATGCAGCCGTCTTTCTTGGGAATACCCGCGCAATCCGATTCATTTCAGCAGCCCCATTCTTTTCAATCTCGCTACACTCCGTGACCGCTTTTCCGCGTCCGCAGTGTAAGCGTTCCGGTCTCTTTCAGCCCCATTCGCCCGATATTCCGCCTGTTTGGCTTTCTCGTATTCCAGATACGGCGCACACTTTGTGTGGCATCCCACTGTCCGAGACGGACAGTTCCTCTCACACGGCGGCTTCATCCGAAATCACCACCCTCATGTAATTTTCATCGTGGAAAAAGCTGTGCTTTTCCCGGTAATGCCGCCGGTCATCGTTCCGCAGCAGCCAGCCTTTGATCGCATCCACGACCATTTTCTCGATCGCCGCGTGGTTATCGACGTCCAGGCGGGTGTTGTGCCAAAAGGAAATCGATACCGGCTTTTCAAACAGCCGAACCGGAACGCCCTGTTGTCTCAGGCACAGCCGCACAAACGTCTCAAGATCTCTGGCGTCCGCCGCCCGGACGCAAGGTTTCTTTCCAGCCCAATAGGCGTTGAATCCATATCGCTTCGTCCACGCGCTCTTGCGGACTGGATATGGAACAGTGAACTCAATCGTCATGTTCCGGCTCCTTCGGCACCCACAGGTGGCAGTTGTAACGGGACAGTTCTCCCGGCTTCGGCTTCACCCGGCACTTCTTGCCGCAGGTGCCACAGCATTTCTCTGAGATCACAGCAAGAGTTTCAACCGCATCCTCCAGCAACAGCTGCTTTTCGTCAGCCGCTTGCCGTGCCGCCTCGCGCTCCTTCTTGACCTCATCCAGCACATGGTTTAGCCGGAGGATTTCGCGGGTCTGTTCGTCGGCATGGATTTGAATCTCATAGAGCTTCGAGGGGTTTTCACAGTGCTTACAGGCGATTGCCCGCGCCAGTTTTTCGAGAAGCATTTTCCGTTCCTTTCCCGCTGCATCTTCGCAGCGTTCCGCGCGGCTAAATAGCCGCAGTTCGTCATTTTCATTCCTTGATCCTGATCGGGAGCACCATTTTGATGTCATCCGTGTTCGTTCGAATAATTACAGGCGTTGTCGGCGTCCAGAACTCCAATACGATTGGATTCTTGAACGTCTGACCGGCGCTGACCTTTGCGGCCTGAAGCGCATTTAACAGGTAATTCCCGTTGAATCCGATCCGGAAGTGTGCATCCCCTTTCGGAATCACGTTCTTCCACTCGAACGGCTGTATGTTCCGCGGTTGCTCAAACCCGAACAGCGCACCGTTGCACCGAATCTGCACTTCGTCCCCGACCAGCTCGATTGTCGCATACTGCTTTCCCGGCAGGCGAATTCCGCCGCGAAGGTAGACCGTGAAGCTCTCGTCACACGTTCCGATCACAGAATGCTCGACGCTCAAACGATAGCCATCACAGGCGTATGCTTCCACCCGCAGCGCCACGGCGTCAAAATCAAGGCGTATGTAGCCAAACTGTGCTCGGTCTCCACTTGCGCAAAAGCTTTTCGTCGCATCCATGATGCGGTTGAAGTCATTCCCCAAAATCGTTGCTTTCATGTTTCGTCCTCCTCCATCATGCGGGCTATCGCCTCGCGTTCAAAATCTGTCAGCTTGTCCTCGTGCCGCTGCACGCCATACCCCGGTTTCGTGTGATATTTACCCTCCGGCACTGCAAGCTCATCCTCCCAGCGCCCCTGATTCAGCCAGGTGGCCGGATTTGGGATAAAGCGCCCATTCTCCGTCGTCCATTGCTCGCTGCACTTCTGCCGCTCTATGGCGGACAGGAGTGATTCAACAGGTTCCCTGACCTTGCTGAATGCTTTCCTAGCAGCTTCTTTCCCGACTTTTTTGGGATACGCTTTCCAGAATACGTCAAACCTATCGTCCTTACGTTCCTTCTCAGAAATAGAAACACTTTCTTTTCTATTTCCATTTCCATTTCCTAAAGGTAATACCGTGGTATTACCGTCAGTTTTACCATCCTGTATACCAGAAGGAGCATTTTCTTTATTCCACCGTTTGGCAATGTTCTCTCGCTGACGCTGACAATGCGCGTCCCGTTTTTCGATCTCCTGCTCCATACGGTGATTGTAGTATTTCCCTTCCTCGTCCTGCCGGAACTTGCTCATAACCTCGTCAGACGGCTTTTTGACCGCCCGTGTGATCTCCTGCATCGTCATGTGCCCCCGTTCCCTTTGGAGACACAGGAGCGTGATATACTGCCCACGCTCCCGCATATCCATCAGGGCACAGCCGGAGAGGAAATCCGACGTGTAGAACAGGACAGCAGGGTCTTTGTTCTTTGCCATACCTCATCACCACGGCAAGGTGGTATCGATGTCCTCGATCTCACTGAAACCGCCTTGCGGGTCGTATTGCGGTTCACCCTGCGTCGTCTTGTCTCTCTTAGCCTCGCCAAAGTAGACGTGATCGGCAAGGATCTCCGCCGAGCGGCGCTTGTTGCCCTCCTTGTCCTCCCAGTTGCGGATCTGCAACCGGCCTGTGACAATGGCCATCTGGCCTTTTGAGAAGTATTTATCGACGAACTCCGCTGTGTATCTCCAAGCGACAATATCGATGAAGTCAGTCTCTCTCGTCTCGCCCTGCGCCGCGAAGTCGCGCTCACAGGCCAGCGTGAAGGAGGCAACCGCAACACCGCTGCTTGTCCGTCTGAGTTCCGGGTCGTGCGTGAGCCGTCCCATAATCGTAATTGTGTTTAACATTTCAAGTTCCTTTCCTGTAAATCAATTTTGTTTCATCCCAATCGGGATACTTGCTTTTTAGATAATGCTCTATCGTGCTCTTAAACGGCCGCCGTAGGTACGACTGATCGTATAGAAAATGGCAGGTATCACACAGCGTTATGATGTTCTCGGCGATTCCAAGCCCGCCGTGTGAGCGCGGTATGTAGTGGCACCAAGGGCTTCCCGGTCTACCGCAAACGATGCAGTAGCCGCCGTCACGCTCCATAACGGCCTCCTTTACAGAGGCGGAGATACTAGTTGCCTTTGTCTGTTTGTGCAGCTCTCTCACCCCATTCCAGATTCATCCGCGCCAGCTCGGCCGGCGTCAGTGTTTCAATCCCAACCTGTTTACAGTCCGCAATGATGAGGTCAAGCATGATCCCCATCTGGTGCTGGTCAAAGGTCGAACTTCCGTAGTAGAGGACGACATTGGTGCATCCGGGCAGCTTCGAGGCCGTGACGTCGCTGCACCACCCGAGGCCATTGTGCTCCCATCCGGAGCGCAGCTTCTTCACTGATCCGTTCGGCACACAGACTGTTTCACTGTTGTTCGGAATGTCCGGGATGTAATGCCGGTACAGGTCACGGACGCCCATGTTGAGTTTGTCCGCCAGCTTATTCATCAAGCACCACGCATAGGAGTTTGAATCATTGCTTCGCTTCTGGAAGAACTGCTTCAGGATGGCGACGTATTTCTTGCCGACCTTCATGTTCTCCAGAAACGCCAGTGCCTTCTTCGGCGTGTCGACCTTCAGCCGCAGCCACGTCCCTGCCGCGTCCATCATCCAATCAGCCTGCTCGAATGTAAGCTCCGTCAATCGGCATTACTCCTTTCCGTAGGCACCACGCCAGATACTTCAGGCGCGGCAGATATTCGCGCTCGATCCATTCCTGGTCATAGGAGATTGAATGATAGCTCATCCTGTCCGGGTTAATTTCCCGGAACCAGTTTTCGTAATCCTCCGGCTCCAAGCGGTATGCCACGATGCGAAGTCGCTTTCCGGTGGCGTACATTTCGACCTGTGCCTGCATCCAGTACGCGCGGGAGACCTTGAACGCGGCGCTTTTGTGGGTCTTGACCTCGGAAATTTCCTCCGCGTCCTCGCCGTCGAGGTTCACCCGGAGCCGGAGACCATACTTCCGAATCTGTCTGTCCATCCGCTTAATGCCGATGAATTGCAGGATGCGGTGTTCGTATGCCGTGCCCGTCTCCATTTCCAGATTGCTGAAGTGGTCGCGGTTCAGGCCGAGCTTTTGCAGCCAGAACCGGCGAAAGGTCTTTGTGCCCCAGCTCCCCATGATCGTTGCCGTGTCTGACGCGCCAAACCACCCGCTGCGGTCATGGTCGCGAATCATAGCTTTTTGAGCATCTGTTCGAAGGTGTTGACCTGATCGAACATTTTGAGAATGGAATCAAACTGCTTCTTATTCAGTCCAAGTCCCTTACAAATGCCCTCCACGGTGTACCCGTCCTGCATCTTCTGCGTCAAAAGCTGCTCCACGCGCTGCTTGATGGCGAAGATGTTGTGGGTGCTCAGGTCATCCACGCCGCTGTCCGTGTCCTTCTCCGCCGTCCAGAGTTTAAATCCAAGACCGGTGTAAATCGCCACACCCTTGACAAAGGCGCGGGCGTGGGCATTGGAAATGCGGAGCTGATTCAGCGTGTCCGCATAGACCACCAGCGCACCGTTGAGCAGCGGATAGTCCATCGTGTACGTCTTATCGTCGATGTGAATATCGACTGACACGAAAAAGCACCCAGTGCTCCGCTTGTTTTTGTCCGCCGTCGCGTAGTGGCAGAACACATAGCTTCCGGCCGCATTGGTGCGCGGCGTGAAGTAGACGCTCTCCGCGCCGTTCTCATGCAGCAGCATCTTGCAGTTGCCCCAAGAGAGATAGGGCACTTCGATCTGCTTTCCGTTTTCGTCCTTTGCCTTCCGCTTGTCGCAGTACGGCATCACGTCGAGCTGCACCAGCTCGTTAAATGATTTCAACATATTGTCCTCCTTACTCGATCACGCGCTTATCGAATCCTAACTGCTCCATGATGAAGTCCATCCCGAGGTTTTCCACCAGAAATGCCATAACTTCGTTGGCTGGATCGTATCTGTCCTTGCGCTCCAGGCATTTGAAGCGCCCGCATGTACCTTCCCAGATCTTCTCGCCGGCATAGACCTCATTCCCGAACCGATCACAATCACGCGGCTCCGCTTGCTGCTGGTCTTTGGAATAGTCAATTTCAGGTAACATTTCCGCCCTCCAATCTGTATTTCGCATAGTGCGTTGTCTCGCCGAACCGGTTCTTTCCGGCCACGATCTCACTCACGACCGGGATACCGCTGTTCCTCAGATCCCAGCACCGGGCCCCAAGCCGCATGATGCCGTATTCCTGCATCGCCTCCATCGGCGTGATCGAACCAAACGTCCGGAGATGCCGGAGCACCTTTTCACATTGCGTCACTTGACATCCCTCCAATTTGCCGTTAGAATATGGCTATAGACATATTTTCGATACGGAACGAAATTGTCTGTCACCGGCCGTCCATGTGTAGCGACATGGGCGGCTTTTTCTATCTCATGCGCGGCCTTGCGAAGATCATAGTCCCACGTCACGCCGAACCACCGCCGCCAGTCCACGCATCTTAGTCCCATGCGGCAATCCGCATTTTTCGGGCACGTTGAACACGGGTATCTCATGGGTCGTCACCGTCCCAATAGTTCCTCTGCCTCTCTGCGGCTTCCTCCAGCGCTTTCCACGCCGCCTTGAGCCGGGAGACGAGATAACAGATCCAGCCAATCATGCCATCCCGTACCCCACCAGCGCGACAGACATTGTCGCCATCACAGCCGCGTCGAGGCGAAAGCCCCACACAATCCAGTAAAAGAACGCCGCCATCATGAACACGCCTCCCAGAATCAGGGCCACGCGCTTCAACATCCGCCGCAGCGCGGCGTACCATTCTCTCTTCGAGATCATCTTTCATTCCTCCTTTTCCCCGAGAAACGCCAGAAACGGCTTTCTCGGGATTTTTACGCGGCTCCCGATGCAGCACACCGGGAATCCAAGTCCGGCGGGGTTCTGCCGCGCCCGAAGCCGCAGCTCGTGGGGATTACACCCCAAAAACCACGAAGCCATCTCCGGCGTAATGATCGACGCGTCCGATTGCTTTAGTTCTTCCAGCGTCATACGTTCCATGATTATTCCTCCTTCTTCGGCTGCGCTTCTTTTACAAGAAGCATCCCATATGCAATGTCGCTCAATCTCTGAATCTGCTCGGCGTCGAGTTTGTCAACGTCAACGCCGACGGTTTTTAGAGCCTGCTTGGATTCCTCGGGCATTTAATTCACCTCGCTTCCATACGACATTTTTATGCCGCTTGATGTATTGTGACTACATTATAGACCCTTATTTTTGTTTTGTCAATACATTTTTGCGCTTTTGAATAAATATTTTTGTATTGACAATACATTTATATTGTGTATAATAGTTTTAGGAGGTGTCCTAAATGACCATCAATGAACGCATAAAAGCCATCCGAAAAAAAACCGGATTATCTCAGACTGATTTTGCAGAACGGCTTGGAACAACGCGGGGTGTAATCACGAACCTTGAAGGTGCAAAAACAGAACCGAATGAGCCATTTTTACGGCTTATTTGCAAAGAGTTTAATGTCAACGAAACATGGCTTCGCACCGGAGAGGGTGAAATGATGAAGGAGTTGACGCAAAATCAGGAAATCGCAGAGTTCCTCGGGAAAGTTATGAACGACCCGGATGACGCAGCAAGGAAACGTTTTATATCAATCGTTAGCCAGCTCGGCGTTAAAGAATGGGAGATACTTGCCGAAATCGCCGAAAAATGGGCACAGGGGAAATGACCCCTGTGCCCATTTGCTATGTATGCTATTTGTTGACCATCGTTTTCAAAAACCGCCAGAGGAGGTCAAGCTCCTCATCCGTTGCGCGCTGCATCAGCCGCGCGATCTCCTGTTCCAGCCATGTTCTATCATTCATTCCATTGCTCCTTCGTCTTTCGTTCGTGTCGGCTGATTCGTGTGAGGCAGTGGCGTAATTATAAAACATTCGTTCTATAATTTCAAGATGCATTTGTACTCTAAAACATTTTTCGGAATATAGCTGCACTTTTAACTGTTGATATTTTGCGGAAGCTATTATATATTGGACATATAGATATTATTTTAGGAGGGAACAAAATGATTTGTCCTCAATGCGGCAGCGAAAATGTAACAATCACCATGCACCAGATCGGCAGTGAAACAGAAAAATATGGTGTCGGATTTGACGGGCACATGAACAACCTCGCACGCGGAATCGTCGCGGTCTGCACACTTGGCCTGTCGAACCTGTTCTGGCGCAAGCGTACCGGCAGCGAGCGGGCGGTCATGCGCGCAAAGAAAATCTGCCTTTGCCAAAACTGCGGCCATTCGTGGGAAATCCGGGAGAAAAGTGAAAGCACCCTCAGTGAAGAAGAAAAGCACAAAATCATCCGTAACGGTGTGATCTCGCTTGCTTTACTTATTGTCATTGCCGGTGTCGTTGTGCAGTGGATCGTCGGCGCGACAAACCTTCGGATTCTCTATGTCGCTTACGTCGCTGCTGTCATTGCCGGAGCTAAACGCGTCTACGACGCAATCCGTGCCCTCAAAAATGATGGTTCCGGAGAATAAGAGACGCAGAAACGGTCGAATCATTTCGGTTGCTTTACTATCGAAAGGCTGTCATACTGAAATCAGCTAAACATCATCTGCTTTTTGCAGCCGTCGCCGGTTTCTGATAGACAACTAAACCACAGTTTCCCGCCTTTCACATACTCGATGGAAAAGGCTTCGACATTTCGGAACAGTCCACCATCAACGACGATGTTCACCTTTCCTTCCTCAATTCTGACATTGATGCTCTGCATAGCACATCCTCCTTCGTAATTCGGCGGTTGCCGTGATTCGACCGTACCACGACGGGCGGAAAAGTACAAACAAAATATCTGCAAGCTGCGAAATCCGACAAATATCTCTGCAAACTTTTGAGAAAACGAATGAAAATGATTGAAAGAGAAGTGTAAGAATGGATTTTGAGAAGCTAATTGACAGATGTATGCGCACGATTGATGACAGAAATCTAACAAATCGAGATGTTGCGCGGCTTGCAGATATTTCGGAGTCCACTGTTTCGAGGGTGCTGGCATCCAGAGGGCGAAACGCATCAATGGCAACGATAGTCGCAATCTGCGACGGGTTAGGGCTTGAGGAAGAAACTGTGCAGTACGATGTTTCTCCGAACGATATGACCGCAATCGAGCACGTCTATTTGGCGCGTATCGATGATCTCAAAAAGTCAATGGCGCAAAAAGATCGCTGGATCAAAGGATTATTCGCGATCTGCCTGTCTATGGTCATAATCATGGTTGCTTTGTTGGCCGTGGATTTGCTCGTTCCGACAGTCGGCTGGTTCCGGGGGTGATTGCTTGGATCAATGTGTAAAGTGTAAAAAAGATATTCCGGGCGGCGCGGTCTTCTGCCCGTGGTGTGGAAAAAAGCAGGAACCGGAGCGCAAAGGGAGAACGCGTGGAAATGGGCAGGGGTACGCCTATCAGCGGGGAAAAACATGGACGGCCCGCTGGACAGTCGCCTGTTACCTTGATGAAAACGAAAAGATGCACCAGAAAGTAAAAACGAAGGGCGGCTTCGCATCCAAGCGTGCCGCCCTACAATACGCCGCAAATCCACCGGAGAAAGAAAAATGCTCTCCAACGGTGCGGGAATATTACAAAACCTATCTGCGTGGGGATTATCAATCGCTCTCATCCAACCGCCAGATCGCCGCAGACGCAGCATTTGAACGGTTAAAAGAGATTGCCGACTGTGAGATCGACGCGCTAACTATTCGGCAGCTGCAGGACGTCGTAGACCGCAACGCGAGCACATACTATACACGACGTGATATGAAAACGGTGCTGTCACACTGCTACAACCTTGCAATCGCAGAAAAACGAACCACTGTGAACCTCTCAAAATATATCAAGCTGCCAAAGCTCGAGGAGAAAACGCCGGAGCCGTTCACGGACGATGAAGTTCTGAAGCTATGGAAAACATATCCGCAGGATCATTTTATTGGGTTCATCCTCACGATGATCTACACAGGCATGATGCCAGGAGAGCTTCAAAGTCTCAAAAAGGATATGATTGACTTCGAGAAAAATGAGATCGTCGGCGGCGGTATTAAAACGCAAAAGCGAAAAGATACGCCTATGGTATTCCCGGACTTCCTCGCGCCCGTCCTGAAGGAACTATGCGAGGAAAGCAACTCGCGCGTTGGGAAGGTTTGCTGCATCAACAAGGACACTTTCTATGCGCGGTACTATGAATGTCTCGAGCTTGCGGGTGTCCGGCGGCTCACTCCGTATTCGTGCAGACACACCACCGCAACCGCACTGGCCTCGAAAAATATTGATCCATTCACTATCAAGGAGGTCATGCGGCACAGCAAAATCACCACGACGCAGAAGTATGTTCATCCAAATATGCGAGGCATGGTCGATGCGGTCAACCAAATTCCATCTTCTGATGTTCAATCAGCGCCAGACCCGAAAGTAACTCCGTAAGTAACAAAATCGAAAATGTGTAGTATTTTCAAAGGTTCCAAATACCCTGCTAAGGGAGTAGTCGTCTAAAAAGCGAGCGAGAGTTCGAATCTCTCCTTCCGCGCCAAAGTACCCGAAAATAGCGTATTTGCGCCGCTTTCGGGTACTTTCTCTATTTATTTGTTCGGAATGGCGCTAAATGTCGAAATATGAAAAATACATCTACGGACAGCCAAAAACTAAAAAATTGCAGTCTATAAGTTACTTGGTAAGTAACACATTTCAGACGTTCCGCACCTTCCGAAGCACTGAATCGTATGCACGGTGGTTGACAAGCGACAGGGTTTCCATAAGCTCATCAATAATCGGCCAGATTTGCGCCGGGTCTTTTCCTGCAATACTTCGCAAAAAAACGCTGTCCCCATACTCGTTGATCGTTTCGGCTGCGGGCGGCGTAGCGGAGTATCGGCATTCAACCGGCGGCTCCGCCTTGTGCCCCATGCGGTCTTGAATGGTGTAAAGATTTGCGAGTTTGGCATAGTTTGGATAACTGGATTCTTCATATTCCAGTCGCGCAATTTCCTTGCGGATTTCAAGCGCATCCAGCATGGGAGCGCCCCCCTTATGCCCGATCGATCTGCTCCATGCAGCGACGGATAGCGTCGCGGGTTGCGTCGCTGTCCGCGTCGCGCATCATGTCCTCGAGCTGCTCATGCATTCGCTCGCGGGCGTCGGCACGACTATAACGCCCCAGAGAATCCCGGCGGCGTCCACGGTAGGAGCTTCCGCGATTATACGTCCCTCGGATGTTTGCATCCCAATCAGCGTCCCGGCTATAACCGGATTCGTCGAGCATTTCAATTTTGTCGATGTTTTTGATCGTGTCGGTCAACTTGTGGACGATCTCGAGATCGCCAGCGCCAAGCTCGGGCTTCCTTGCGATTTCCTCAAGCTCTCCGCAGAGCGTCGCCCGCAAGTCCTCCATAGCTCTCTTACTCATGTTCATGCTCCTTTCACGCCACGCGTTCGACAATCATATTGCTATTCGCAAAATTGATCGCCTGCGTGCTGATATTTTTTGCGGAAACCGTAAGGCAGCAGCCGCGCGGCACCTCTACAAATGCCGAAACAAAAATGTTGAAATAGTTCCCGACTGCAGCAGGCGTGACAACGGCGGTCGCGCCGGTAATCGGTTCACCATTGATCGTCAGCGCGGCAGAGATCGCTTCCACCGTGCCACCGGTCGGAATGGCAATGTTCGCGCCAAAGGCCACGCGGAATCGCGCCTTGCACTGATTCGTGAGACCGCGAAGCGTTACGATGCCCGCTCCGGCGCGATGCACGATGCACCCCCCGCTCGCGGCGGTCGTTTCCGTCAACGGCACATTCTGGCCAGCCGCTACGGTCACGACGTTGGAATTGGTATATTCGGCCATAAAATCAACCCTCTCTTTGATAGATATAAAATGCGGCGGAGCGATTGCCCCGCCGCTGCTGTGAGTATCGACACGGAGCCGACCATTTTCGTGAGGTCACGAAAAAGCTCAATTTGTGGATTTGTTAGGCGCAGGCACCGCAGACATACTGCGAACCATTACACCCGGCGAACTGATACGGTGCGGGAACCGCAAACGACGGAACCGGACGCGGGTTGTAGTAAGCGAACTGGCCGCTCATGTATGCCTTGAGTGCTTCACTCTGCGCAGACTGAGACGCCGCCAGCCGCAACCCCTGATTCTCGTTTTCGAGATCGCGCATCTTGCTCTGCGTCAGGAAGTCAAGAATGGCTCGGCTGTTGCTGTTCTGGTTGTCGATGATGTCCCGCGTGGCGTTCTGGACGGTGTTGCGCGTGTCGCACGCCTGCGAAGCCATGTCGTACCGCACCTGTGCGATTGCTTCCCGGTTCTCGCAGCAGCAGTTCTGAGACTGCATCTGCATCTGGAAAAGCTGCTGCATTAGCGCGGCCTGCTGGTTCGCGCGAGATAGCTCCGCCGTCTGGAATCCGCTGTTGACCGCCTGCGTGACGCCCGCAAATCCGTTCAGGACGCTGGTGTTCATCCCATAGAAGCCGTCGCACAGGCCGTTGTTGACGCCGTCAAGCTTGCGCTCAATGTTGGCGAAATCGGATGCAAGGATGTATCCATCCGTCGCACCGCCGCCATTGTTGTTGCCCCAGCCATTGCCGCCCCAGCCGCAGAAGATCGCGAGGAACAGGATGATAAACCACCATCCGCCATCGCCGCCGAAGCCGCCCCAGCCGTTGCCGCCCATGCCAGTAGGTGCTACCGGCATAGTCATAGTCGTACCATCGGTAAGGCTCATTTTGTCGTACTCCTTGAAGAAAATATATTATCAACCGTGGCCACGGATTGATTATTGCAAAAGACCCTGAAACTGCCGCGCAACGGCTTGAAGCTGGTTTAGCTGCTGCTGCGTGAGCTTGCCGGATTGCATCATTTTCTCAACTTCTGCCTTTGGATCTCCGCGAAAGTTGGCCTTGAATTGCTGGAATTGCTGCATCATTCTTTGGAACTGCCCCATTTGTCCTGGCATTTGTGGTGTCTTCACGCCTCCGAGGGCATTAAACAGCGGGTTCGCCATTTTCCTTAGCCTCCTTCGGCTTTACAGTTTTCTTCGCCACGAGAGCGTCTACGCGCGCCTCCATAGCCTCAAATTCCTTACGGGTGACAAATTCCCCGCTGGCCGGTATGATCGGCTGTGCGGGAGTCCTCGCGCCCGCGCGCTCCGTGTAATCCAGAACCCTCATGGACGGAACGCCGGATGCGTCCACGCTCTTGATATAAATGCACGGGTTCTCGCTATCCCACAGTGGAACCGTGTTCCCCGCCGCAACGAGGTAGCTCTTTGCGCCCGCTTCACCCTGTACCCAAATCATGCTCTGGGCAGGCTGCGGCATTTGCGCCATAGGCTGGGGCGGCTGCTGCGGTTGATACTGTTGGCGAAGCTGCATGAGCTGGTCTTGCATCGGCGGCTGATAAAATGGTTGGTAGCTCATCGGCGGTTGGTACTGTCCATACATTCAGATTCGTTCCTTTCCCAAAAATAAAGCGGTGTTTGGCTTCCGGAGTTCCATGTGTCAAACCAATCTCCATCCCTGACGCAGACCACATGGGTTGCAAGCGCAAGAATGTATGTACCGATCGGATGGTCACGCGCGAACTCCGCAACTGTGTATGTGTCCGGGTTGGAGCTTGGTACGCCATGCCGGGCATAGCCAAGCTGGTTCAGGTACGCTCCCCAGACAGCGTTTGCGGAGGGCATATCGCCAACCTCAAACCCATGAAGCGCAAGCGCAACATATACCTCATCCCACGATTTCCCGGTCGCCTTGCAGATCGCCCGAACAGGGCAATCCCCAACCTGACGCCGCGCGGGGTTTGGATTGTAAAAAGAAAAACCCATACCGGACACCTCTCAACGTGTCCAGTATGGGTTATTTTTCGGGTTTATGTGCCGCGATTGTGCATCATTTTCGCCCGTTTCGGGTTTAACTATATAGTCGGCTAGATGTCTTTCTCATTCGGTCGAGAATTCCGGGGAGCCGCCGCTGCACGGTAGCTCGCCCAAGATACAACTCAGATGCAACGTCAATCTGAGGGCGCTTATCGATATAATAGAGCTGTGCAATGCGCTCATTTTCCTGCCCGAGGTTTGCTTGGGAAATAACGGTCTCCATTTCTCCACGCATCAGGCCGGATAATTCAGGCGGTAGATTATACCGCGCCTGCGGCGACATCAAATCACCCCTTCTTGGTCATCAACACCGGAACGTTCCCCTGATTGGAAACGGAAAGACCGAGCGCCCCGGCCACGTCGCGGATTTTCACATAGTTGGTTCCGTTTTTTAGGATACGTTCAACCTCGACGGGTTTTCCGTCAACAATCATCTTGCACTTGCTTACCATTTCAATCCTCTCCTTTACCATCTCACGGAATTTCTTGATACCCTCCGGATCGTCCACCCAGTACTTCGGGCAGAGCTTCCCGGTCACATCGTAGTGCCGGATGATATGATCGACCGGGATGTTATACTTCTCGCAGAGCCTTGCGGCGAGGTCTGCGGCATTGGCGATAGTCTTTGCCGTTGCCATGACCTTCCCGTCGCGCTTCGCGTCGCACATCTCAATGCCAATAGAGTTGTAGTTCCGGCAGAATGGGTGTGTGTAGTGATACGCACCGCAATGGAAGGCTACATAGTCCTCCGGCACGGAGATCGTGATGGAATCATCGTCCACGAAAAAGTGCGCGCTGGCGACCGGATTCAAAGGCTGCTGGAAGTACCTGCCGTTGCTGGTGTCGGAATCCCCGTCGTTGGCCGTGTAGTGCATGACCAGCCACTCAATGGCCCCGCCGCGTTTCGTGCCGTAGTTGGCCCGATGGGCCAGCATCGTTTTAATTGGTACCATTTGCGCCTCCGTAAAGCTCATGGTGGAGCGTAAGCACCGCAGACTCGATCATCTTGTCCACGGTATCAGAATCAAACTTGATGCCTCTCTCGGCGAGGTATTGCAGCACATACGCCTTTTTCTCGGCGCCCTCGTTGGCATTGTAGAGCTGCTCCGCCGCCTTTACCGCGATCTCCACATACGCCTGCCACTTTTTGAGCTTGTCCGCGCCGACGCGCTCCTTGATCCACGGGATCAAGAACGCCGATACCAGCGCTGAGATCAGCGCGATCACGGCCGATATGATTTCTGTGTAGTCCATAGCTTACTCCTTTCAGTCTTTCAACACAATTTCCATGATCTGAGCCACGGAGTCAGGGCCGTATTTCTCGGCCCATTCGTCCATGAATTTCTGCGCGTACTTCGCGCGGTTTTCATTTTTCGTTTTCCACTGGTAGACGCCGAGCGCCGTCGCCAGCAAGCCGATCCACGCAATGGTGACTTCCACCACCGGAAGGCCGCAGGCGCACAGCACGATCAGCACGACCGCCACCACAATGATGAGCGCCAGCGCCGTCTTTGTGTAATTAACTTTCATGCCGCCCGGCCTCGCACTGCTCTTCGAGCTTATGGAGTGCTTTCTTCACATCCCCATTGCCGCCGCGATTGACATACTTCTTCCCAGCGATCAGCCGCTCCGACATTGGCATTTCCTCCGACATGATCGTGAGCCGCAGGATGCTTAAATACTGCTCATCCTGCAATCTCGTGAGCTTATCGATCTTCTCGTCGATCTCCTTGAGGTGGGCGCTCTGCGCGTCGCCCTTGCCTTTCTTTTTCTGGATCGCGCTGACGATTGCCTGCACAATGGTCGTCAGCGCCGACGAGCCGAGGATTGCTACAATGATCGTGATAATTCCAGAATCCATATTCTTTCTCCTTATTTCGGTTTTCCCACAACGTACTCGACAATGTAAGTTCCGGATACACGGCAGATTTTAACTCGATCTCCCGCACTGAATGTAACGGACGTGTTGCATTTATAGTGCTTTGCGGTTGCCTCCGTCTGCCCGTCAAAGATCAACGACAGTCCATCGGTATACTTTGCGCCAACGGTCGCCAACATAAATTCAGGTTGTGGCTTCTGCTCCGTTTCGTCTGTATCAAAAAAACTCGTTACTCCGATCATGCAATCACCGCCCTCTTTGCCGTATGCTTCATCATGCTGCCTTCTTTCAGCTCGATGTACCATCCGGTTTCTTCGTAGATTCCGCCGATGGTCGGATGATCGATTGCAATAACATCCCCGATGCCGTGCCCAGGCTCCGCCAACGACTGAAACGTGATCGTCTTCGTGCCGAGCATGGATTGATTGCGGATGTTTTCGACATACGCCTGCAACGCAGATTGACTGGCGATATTATCAACCTTTACAACCTTTGTGATCTTCTGGCCACGCTTGAACGTGGAAATAGAACTCGATGGATTATCATTCTCTGCTCTGGCGACCATAGGCGCGTCTAAATCCGGGTTTGAGCAAATTGCAACAAACACATTCGGTGCATCAAAAAAGTCGTTCTCTTGGCTCGCTGACAGACCGACAGGGGCGCGAAAACGAATATCTGTCGTGCTGTACTGGTGATCAATATTCGATGCGCTCGGCGTCTCATGCGGCGTCAGACGCGCCACACCGTTTGCATCAAACCAAAGGGGATCATAATTGATCTCATCAAGCAGCGCGTTACAGATTGTAAGATAGTCAGTTCCAATTTGCCAGTCTTCCCGGTCGGTTTGTAGCGTCGCTTCAGATGGTGTCGCAATCACAAGGGAAATCCCGGCCTCCGTCAGCATTTGCCGGACGATAGTTATGTACGACGAGCCAGCGGAAAAATGCTTGATGCTTTCCGTTTTGATCGTGGACAGTTTCCAGCTCCGATCGTATGCTTCAATCGCCACCCAGCGCCCGTCTTCTTCGGTCGTTTCCTTGTACGTCGTGATACGGAAAATTCCCAATGAGTTTTCCACGCCATTGATGGAAATTGTGGGTTGCAGCTCATCAGATAGATAGTTGATATTTGGATTGTAAAGAAATGTCCCCGCAAAACTCGATTTAATTTTTGCGTTTCTATCCGTATATACATTTGGAGCAGAGTCGCGTTTCCAGCGGAGGGACGCATAATGCGCCCCATTCCGCAGAACATTCACGGCATAGCGAACATCACGAATCAATGTCAATCTCCTCCTCATGGTCGATTTGCACGATCTTAAACGAATACGATTGCTTGTACTGGTTTACAGTCCCGGACACTTCGTTCAGATACCCAATGCAGCCGCCCAGCGCCACTGTTTTCAAGCAAACCAAATCGCCAACCATTCCCTCAAACTTCGCCGATTCGTTCTGGTCAAAGAAAACAACGTTCCCATCGTAAGTGGTGGTTTTAGCAATTCCGCGTTCTACGATCGGATAAACTGACCCGGAAAGTTGGATTTCCGAAATAGCACGGCTCAGATTTCGCGCAAACGGCTGGCTGAGAAGGCCGCTATGCTTCAACGTAAGCCATTCCCCGGTTTCGAGGTCATACAAAACGTTGTACTTCGGATGGACTGTGTATTCTTCTTCATTGGACAGTCCGTAATTGTCGTTTTCAGCGAATCCACCTCTAATACGGTAACGAACAGTCCCTTTTGCGAGACTATCTACAAACAGAAGTTCTTCTGTTTTTGCGATTGCCACGCCATCCCGCTCCACAATATAGAAATCATATTTCCCGCTTGTGCTCCAAACAAGCGACACTTCGTTGTCGACGTTGGCGTGAAGCTGAATATTCTCGCCCGGAACATTCGTGACCGGCAATGCAGCACTTCCCCAATCAGACCACAATCCATATTCGCTTTGAACTCGCACCCTGACAACGTGCATCCCATCAGAAAGGTATTTAGGCGACCTCCACTGCTTTGTGCTTCCGTATTGCGTGCCACCAATCAGATCACCGTCAAGCTCGATTTGATACGCCTGCTGCTCGGTTGTTTGCCATGAGATAGACGGTCTTGGCGACAATCTCGTTGCAGTAACGCCGGGGGTCTCAGGCGCGACCACTGCAATGAACTCCGCAGAATCACTCCATGCGCCCGGTTTCCCGTCCGAGTTATACGTCCTAACTCTCCAGAAATTTGTCTTGGCGGTGAATGTCCCCTTCGGCACATCAAAAAATGTATCGCTACCAGTTACCGTGCCGAGCGCACTCCACGTTGCATGATCGGTAGATCGCTGCAATTCTGCCTTTGTTTGCGCCGTGCCAGTTGAGATAATGTGCGACCACACGAACCGATTGACAACTGTACTGTCGACAATCACGCCTTTCGGACTAAGTGGAACGGCTGTTGAAAGTTCCTCAACAGTCGAAACCGTGACCCAGTCTGAATCTGCCGTTGCCCCAGTTGTTGTGATCGCCGTAACTTTCCAGTCAATAGAATCGGCGGTGAATGTATTGGCCGGAATCGTTACTTTTTGTTCGCCCCCGGAGATCGCAATAGATTTTGTCGCCGTAGTTCCGGTAACTCGCCAGTAAACCGTTGCACGCGCCTGCTCCATTGTGATCGGGGTTTTCCCAGATCCATTAAACTGATTGATGTCCCATGTAAATACCGCTGGCAGGCGTTTGGGTGTGTATGCACCAGCACCCGGAGAAAGATTCGTTGCTTTGGGCGGCTGGACGATGGATTCATACCACGGAGAATAACCAGTGCTTCCGGCGTCCGTTTCAACCACATAGCGCCATTCAATGGTACCAATCGGGAATGTGTTTGCAGGAATTTTTGTTTTCCGATTGGTCGGATATGTGCCTGTTGAAACGACGGTGTTGTATGACGAATTTCCTTTTACGCGCCACTGGAACAGCGTTCGCTTCGCCTGCATGGTTGTAAGCGTGTCAGGCATTGACTGCGTCCATTCAAACTCTTGATCTGCAGCTGACGCAAAATAAGGTTTTGAGACACCGCCAACCGTTGGCACGGACGTTTCGGGTTCGTACTCTATTTCCAGATACGCTTTTGTCGCATATCTTGACGTTGCAACAACGAGATAACCAGCACCGCCATGCACAATGATGCCAGCAGTAATTATCTCTTTAAGCCACGGGAAATAATCTCGCGTCGACCCAAATACATACTTTGGAACTTCCGTTTCCTGCACATATGTGCTCGAGGGCGTAAAGACGCTTCGCGTTGCAGGCCTTTTGTTCCATGTGACAACATTTTCATCAAACGGATTCTGCAATCCGCTAATATTCACGGTGTCATAGTGCGTGCCCCCCGTTCCATACGGGTCTCTAAATCCGGCAACATACACATAGGCCGTCACCGCATTGATTTTTTTATACTGAATATCCGTGGGAAACGGGAACTGCAGGAGAAGTTGCTTTTTATAGTTTATTTGAACCGTTTGGTCTGAATGGAGATTTTCATTCGGCCGGTCTTGGTCGAGCACCGCAGAGCCACTTGCATAAATGATCTTTTTCGCCATTATTTCACCCCCATTCTATCTGTTCTTCTCTGATTTTGCGCGATGTTTACAACATCGTTAAATTGCTGCACGTTCGACGAATCAATGTTGATGTTGTAATTATTCGTCGTGGAATTGCTCGCCGAGTAAGGCACATACTTCCCGGTTCCAGCCTCAATATAGCCACCAGTTCCAGTCCATCCGCCTGCGGATTCACTATAAGACGTGCTCTTGAGCGTATCTCCATAGACAACCTTCTGATAGGTAGATAACTGGCCCTTCGAAACATTCATACCGAGTGCCGTGCCGATCCGGTTGAAATCCCATGTAAAAATACCGGCTACGACGTTCGCCGCATCAGCAATTAACGCGAGCACTTTTGCGACAGGATCAAGAGCAACCTTCAATGCCGGGAGGAAAGTCACGATCAGATCTGCGAGCGGGTCGAGCAATCCAACTGCAATTTCGAGGATCGATCCGATTGCCTCAATGAGGCCAGAATCGTCAAGTGCCTTTGAGACTTTATCGATAAACTGCATGCCTGCATCCATAACCTTTATGAATGTTGGGGTCAGTTTATCGAGGAAATTGTTTTTCAGTTCTTGGAACTTCTCGCCGAGTTTCGCGGTCGATTCCTGCAGCTTCACCTGATTTTCGCGTGATTTGATTACCTGCTCGTTATTTTTGTAGAAAGAATCCGCCGCATCGGAATATGTACCGGACAGGGTATTCATGATCAAGCTGTTACGATCCGCCTCGCCGGAGCAATTCGCAAGTGATTCATTGAAGTCATCCTCGGAAATACCGGCCCAGTTCAACGCATCCGCCAGAACGCCCGTAACCTGTCCAACCTTTGCCGTCTCGTTTGCGGCCTCAATAAGTCCGTTGATGGGCAGCGAATCACCGAACGTGCCGTTTACGCCAGCGGCGATATTCGTCCACGTTGCGAAATCTTCTTGGTTGCGTGCCAGTTTCGCCATGAGCTGCGCTGTTTCTGTGGCGGTATCCGTGTCACCGAGGATTTTGTAAAGGCCAGTGTAAGCCGCCTGTGCCGTCTCAGCACTATATCCTGCAGTTTCAAAGGCGGCGTTCAGTTTGCCCTGTGCAACACGATATTCCTCAGTCGCATCAATAACCTTACTAATTCCAGCGATGACCGCTGTCGTGGCCGCTGCTGCAACAGCAAATCCCTTCGCCGCAGTTTTCGCCGCTTTCCCGACATTATCCTTCCACGACGACACTTTCTTCTTCGCGGAATCCATTCCATCATCCACGCCGGATGAATCAGCGGTGATCTTCACCACAATATCCAGTAAATTCATTCTTCCACCACCAATCCACACCGCCGCACAATATCAGTTGTAATTTCCTCGCAAGAGCGCGTGTCTTCTTTCTTCGGACGCAATATTTCATCAAGATCCGACTGCATATACCGTCCGCCCACAAGTTTTGCAGTGTTCTCTGTTAAAACTCTGGCACAGCGCGACATATAATCATCAAACAACCACTTTTCCCTCCGCTGCCGAATCAAAACGGGAAGGAGTCGAATGAGTGCGGGCGCTGAAATTTTCGGCGCATCCAGAAGGGAGAGTGTTACTCTTTCCCCTCCGATACGCACGATGAGAAAAAATCAATGAGTTCCTTGTCCTGCGCGATTTCCCTGATTTGCCGCAGTGTCTCCACGATCTTCTGCTCCCGGATGTCATCGACATTTTTTTCGTTCAAAACTGCAAGGATGCCGAACACGTCTTCTCTATGGTTTTTCAGAAGCATCGGCACCCACTGGCTGACGCGATTTGCCGCCATTGCATATTTCTCTGCAACGGTTTTCGCTTCCTTTGTGTTGAGCTTCAGGGATGTGATGATATCCTCGTCGCTCGTGATATTGAGCAGGAAAACGGAAATCTCGCACAGCACATCCGCCGCGCGATCCGTACTCAGTGCAGAAAGTTTCATGTTTCCTCCTTATGCGTCCGCCTCGCCAGCTTTGATGTAGATTTCATACGGAACTTTGGTCTGCTCCGCCATCGCGAAGTGTGCCGTGTACTCAAACGCAAACTGGCCCTTTGCCTTGTCGCTGGTTTTCATCTGGAATCCGCCGGTAGAGAGTGCGTTCATCATGTGGATTGCGATGAAGCCGCCCTTCTGCTCGCCGTTTTTGTCAGAATAGTCACCGACGATCCAAAGATCATCGAAATCAGAATCGGCCAAGTCAAGGCGCGGAACGATCTTCGTAGAATCCTGTGCGTCAATGTCCGCCGTAGCAATCAGAGACTTCGCAACGGCGGTGGACATGGTGACAAACGTGCCGCTGGCCTTCGCCTCAATGGATTCCTGACGCTTCAGTTCCTTCATATTCTTGGGGCAGTTGTCAACGTCATCACCATAATCGGAAAACGTCGGCGTAGCGGTGAACGTGACACCTCCGGTTGTCGCGCCGAGCTGGTCAGCGGCTTTGAATGTGCCAGAAGCCGGGGTGAAATCTTTTAGAATGATGCCCGCATTGATCTGAAGCTGTTTGAACGTATCGGCGGGGATCTTCGTAAACTTTGCCATATAAAATCAATCCTTTCAGTTGGGTGTGATAAATTCGGCGGTGATATTGAGATACCGCCGTTTGACGTTTGGTTCAGAATCATCTTTAATTGCCTGACACCACGGAGTGCCGCGTTTCAGCCAAATCGCGCCCTCGTCGCAAGAAACAAAAACGCCTCCCATTCCAATAGCGTCCGCAATCTCCTGTGCCTTTGCATTTGGGGTAGCTTCGCTCTCGGTGTAATACCAGAGATTTACCGTGATTGATGCTTCTCCGCTGTCCCACGCTCCGAGAATAAGATCATAGGTCAACCACGGAAAAACGGCGTCCCCCGGCACGGAGGACGCCGGATAGGCGGGGAGAAAGTGGCCGAACCATGCGTGTAATGCTTTATCTTTCGTCATGCCGGTAACTCTTTCCTTTCCGCCGTAAAATATTTTAGAGTGAAACTTGCGGAACGTGGCGCTTGCTTTTCTTCCGGGTTTGACGTTACTCTGTACGTCGTACCGGTTTCTGTGTCCCGGAAATAGTCGCCGTACTCAATCGGCACAGCCTTGTCAACGAGCGCCGAGTAGACGCTTGTAACGCCCTCTTTCTCCGCACGGCGAGCTTCCATCGACGTGTCCAGCGCTTGATAGTTCGAAAACGCCGCGCCCTCCGTCCATGTGGTAACATATCCACCAGCACCGTCCGGCTCCCTGTGTTTCTCCATGAGCACGCAAGGGCGGGCGAAGTCATTCAAAAGGCTCATAATTTCCTCCACTGATTCAATCTGCTGCGGAATGCGCTTTGCCACGTCACTGCGCCGCCAGTTTTCTCATCCGTCGCCCGTGAGTAAGAATACCCGCCGAACGATTCCGAGCTATACGGTGACGCTGCTGTGTCGCCGTTCTTGTCCTGCCATGCCTCGATTTCTGCGTCAAGGGCCAAGACGGACGGTGGTATTGCAAGTGCCCACACAGCGCCGTCAAACGCCTCGTCCGTTAACCCATAGGCTGGGTATTGATGCACACCGTCGTTGAACGTCGAGCCAAGAATCCTAAAATACTGCCCTTCCCGAAGAAAAGGAAGCGCAATACTGCCATTTTCTACGGTGAAGGTTCCGGCATACCGTTCACGGTCAAACCAATTCCTCAAATGTCCGCATAATTCTGTCAGCATTGCGCCCCTCCTAAATTACTTTACGGTAACGGTTGCGTTGCCGGATTTAAGCGCGTGGAAGTTGCCATCGCACTCAACAACAGTGACCTTGTGGCCGCTCGTGATGGTGAGATCAGACTTTCCATCCCAGTCATTCCAGCTCTGCACGTTCTCTCCGTATACAACGATGGGAGCCGTGGTTTCCGCCGACTTATACTTGTACTTGTTGCCCTTGGCGGCCTTCGCCGGGGAGACCGTCAGCTTTGTGTCGCCGGTAGCGGTGCCAGCTGCGGACGTCACGGTCAGCGCGCCAAGTGTACCGTTGTCGATCGAGCCGACAACAACACCATCAAGGCGCTCTGCAAACAGCACCATACCATTGACTACCGTGTCAGAGGCGGTCATGTTGGTATAGTCCGGCTGTTCATGGATACCGATATATCCGGTAGCGTCGGAAGTAAACGCAAACGCTTCGTTGAGGTCGGCGCCATTGACCGGGATGTAGTAGAGGACGATGTTGTCCTTGGCGGTGGCGTAAATCTTGCCCTTCGGGACGCTGGAATTGAGAATCACCGTGCCGAGGCCGAGGAAGTTCTCGACGTAGGTCATGCCGAACGCAGTCTGGAGCGTGATGTTCGCACTCGCCAGATAGTCAGCAACATCCAGCGGATTGAGGAAGTAGACCGCGCCGATCTCGTCATCCTCAAAGAGAACCTGAAGGTTGCCCCACGCCTGTGCAAGCACGCTCTGAAAGTCCTTGCCGGACACAGCGCCAGTTCCAGTCGCAAGGAAATCGAAGAAGCTCTTACGGATGCTGCGCTGCACATCGCGGAGCATTTCGGTGGTAGTCATTTCGACGGCCTGATCGTAACCACGGTCGGTGATCGCCTCCGCAGACGTAGCCTTGCGCCACTTTTTGAGGGTGATCTCCGCATAATTCACAGGCTCAACCTTGTAATGGGAGAGCGGAATAGTTTCTCCCTCTCCAACGATGCCGCTTTCGAGCGTACCGGTTGCCTTATATGCTTTCAGCACAGTGCCAGCCTGTTTCGGGATCTTTCTGGTCACACCGAGCGCCTCGACGAGCTTCTTGATGGAATAGCCAAACTGGTCGACAAACTCCATTTCGCGCTCACGCGCGAGATCATTTTTCTTGATGAGATTAGTTTCAGCCATATATAGTCTCCTTTACTGTTCGTTTTGCAGGAGCTTGAGACGGGCTTCTCTGCGTGCCTCTCTATCCGGCAGCGCCGCAATTTCCGCTCTGGTCATCGTCTCGCCCCCGACATTATTCAGCGGGTTTTTGGTGTCCGCGCCTTTCTGGTCAGTCTTTACAATAAAATCGGCCCATTCTTTCTCGATGGACGATTTCAGCGTATCAGCGCCTTTGATTTTCCCGTCTTCCAGTTCGACCGTGTCCAGATCAGTAACGCGCATAACCGCGTCGAGACGTTTGTCGCTGATACCGGCAGCCTTCAAAAGTTCACGATACGCGGATTCCTTCGCGCTTCTCGTTTCCTTTTTCGTCTGCTCTTCCTTGTACTCGTCAAATTCCCTTTTGACTTTGTCGTGCTTGTCCTTCCAGCCGTCATCGCCTTTGGCTTTCAGGTCTTCCAGCTCCTTTTGCACGCCGGGGAGCTTTTCGGCGTCCGCCTTGTACTTCGACAGTTCGCCTTTCAGCCCATCGACTGTATCGGAGTGCGCTTCAATGATGGTGTCCATCTGCTCCTCCGTCAGTCCCATGCCTTTAAGAAGTCGTCGGGTAAGTGCCATTGTTCAGTCTCCTTTTCTTCGGTGCCGGTTCCTCGGCACGACTGTTGTATAAAACCGCAGTGCTTCGCGGTGTTTACCTGTTGCTCCTATAATTTTAAGGCAAAAAAAGTCCGCAACGCCCACAATAGTGGGTGTGCGGAAACTTTTTCTGCTATTACGCATTTTCAAGCGCATTTTTAATGATTTCCCTATACTCATCCGCGTGGTCATTCAGTGCAGGCTTCAGAAACGGTTGTGCTTTATTGCCGCGCGTATAATGCCAATTTCCTTTTGCATCCTGATACACCCACGGTGTTTGCCTGCCTCCATCATAATAGATGCCCGTCCCAAGTTCAACGTAAGCGCCATATTCAAGCGGTGTTCCGACGTGAACAGCCTTTTCAGATGGGTACACCTGATGCGTTATGCTGTTGCGGAGCGCACCAGTATCAACTGGGCAGAGCATCGCGGCGTATGATTCGCACTGAATCCCGCATGTTTCAAGTGCGCGGAGCAGAGCTTCTGAAATTTCCTGTCGAACTTCTTCGCTATGATCATCGATTTCGATTTGCAGACTGTCCGCTTCCATTTTTCTTCATCCGCTCCCATTCCTTGTATGTGATATTATCCACGACGACATTTTGACCATTTTCGTCCCGGATGCGACGTTTTGCGCGGAACTCTACGCCGTTCACAAGCTGGATCATACGGCAACGGCAATTATAAACCTCTGCAGGCTTTCCGCGCGGGTCACCGGGGAAGCGACAACCATTTGAAAAAACATCATCATAGTCAACCGTCTCTCCGTCGAGATGCGCATGCGAACGGCGCGTTCTTCCGTCAAGCGTGGCGACCCACTGCTTCTTTATTTCGATCCCCATTTTGTGTGCGGCCTCGCACGCATCCTGACGCCCCGCATTCTGCGCACCAGTTACAGCCGTTCTTGCCGTTCTGATCGCAGATTCTCTATCCATTGTATAGATTCTGGATTGGAGATCGTCCGCGATCCCGCCAATGCTCTTCCCTTGCAGGATGGAACTTGTCACGCTGGCCGTGATCTGCCTGCGCCCATACGCAAGATCAATGCCGCGCTTTACGGCCCGTTTGGGCGGGTAGTATGGCATAAGTTCTGGATTCTCGATAAGGAGCCGACGCACCGTGGCTTCATTCCACAAGGTAAAATCCACGTTCGCGCCTGTCTGCTCGATCTGATACGCCGAATAATTCCGGTTCAGCGAATAGATGCCCGGTGTCGCATCGTTGACATACGCAACGGCGATCTCATGTGCTTTCGTGATTCTCTCTGCACATTTATCGCGAAGCGCCGAAAATCGTTTTCCGCGCCCTATTTGTGCCAGCCTCCATTGTGTGTATTCCTGCTGCGTAACCTCTCCAGCCTCAACACGTTTTTTCTCTGCTTCGTCCCGCAGACGGAATTGTTCGAAATATTCCTTGATGGTTTTATCAAGCTCGCGCTGTGCGGCACGGTAAGCAGATGAAATTTTTTTTTCGAGCTTCTGAAGCTCTTTATCCGTCATTTTATGCCCGTAGTCCACCGCACACCTCCGTTATTACACTTCCGTAAAGTACAATCCCACCAGCTCATGGGGCAAAAACTGCAGCGTCACCTTGCCGCCCGGCTTCTCGCCAGTCCGTTCGCAGAGGTACAGGTTTCCGTCCTCCGGGTCTCTGTAGTAGAGTCCGTAGGTGTACTCCATGCCCTTCACGGCGGGGATGGGGTCGTCCTGTGTGCCCGCGTGGGTCTCGTCGATGACGGTAAACAGCGCCGGGACTTTGTCCGGCTCCCAGCCCTCCTGTGTCGTGTGGGCCTGTGTCACGCGATAGAGCCTGTCTGCATAGACCAGCCGGTCGTTGACCTCCACGGACATTCCTGCCGCCCAGCGGTCATACAGCTCCTTTGCCTTCACGGCGTCCGCATCCGTCAGGCTGGCCGAAGCCTTGACGATATAGGGCCGTAGTGCCCTCGCCCTTTCTGTATAGCTCATCATTCAGCCTCCCCAAGTAAAATTTTCGCCGCTGTCTCTGCATCCGTGAGTGGCAATGCCGCGCCCATTTCCTCATAGCTGCCCTCCGGCTCTGTGCCTTGTAGCGTGTGACCGGCGAGATGAAACACCATGTCAGAAAGCACCTGACGTTCAGCTCCTTCTTCATCCGTAATAGTCACGGCCATCTTCGCACAAAAGCCCTCGGCCTCCGCCTCCTCGCACGGCACATAGCAACCGTTGCTGTGAAGTTTGATGAACACAATGCTGTCCGCATATCCGGCAAATACACCCTCTTTTTTTACTGCATACATGGCATCACCCCGAATTTCTCAAAATAGATCTGTTTCAACCGTTCCGTGCTTGCCGTTCTCAACCGGTTCTTCCAATAGCCGTTTTCCTGTCCCGGCCACAGCTCATCTACAAAGTCCTCTCCGCATCCGTGCTTTGTATACCATCGATAAAGCTTTTCTAACATATCCTGCCGGTATTTTCCCTCTTCGGTGTCTGGCCGGAAGTGCTCCCAGCCGTTTTCACTCGTCACGCAGCAGATTGGTTTTCCATTGAGATAGAGAATTTTTTCATGCTCCTGCAAAATCGTGCCGTATGGGATATTGATCTCCCCAGAGATGGATTTTCCCTTGAAGCGTTTGTATGTGATATAATCCATATCTGTACCTCATACGCAAAAGCCGGGGGCAAAGCCGAGGGAATACTTCGCAGAAACAAAACTGGAAACGCCGGTTGTACCCACAAACACAAAATCAGCGGTTTTATTAGCGCACGGGGTACGGAGCCACCAATTAGCAGTGGCATTTGGTTCATCGTGTTTGTTTCTGATTTTGCTATTCCCGGCGGAATAATAGGCGTACTGTACTTGTTTGCTCGACTCGTATGTGTTTCCGTAGGAAATGCTACCGAAAATCTCGAACTCTGAGAGGAGGAAAAAGTAATCTGTCGTCGCCGTGATATTGCTCTCGCTCGATCCGCTGCCGAAGGCGGCGTTGTCCGTGTACTTTGTAACGGACTTGAGGGTGGCACGGAGTGCCTCTGGAATGATTGCGATAATCGTACCGGAATAGCTCGAGAGGCTTGTCCCGCAAATGTCGAAGCGCATGTTCGCCGTTCCCCAACCACCGTAGTTCGAGTTATTTGAATTCATAGCGAAAAAGCCGGAGCCCGACACTTGCGAAAGATAGGAACTATCACAGAAACACACGTCCGTGCCTCCCGATAGCGCGGTCTTTGCAAGTTGAAAATGGATGCGATTAGAGCCCTCGACGCTTGCGTTATGGTTAAACCCAATGATAAATGCGTATGTTGTGTAATTCGATAGTGTAAGATGTCCAACCGTGCCGTTAAGCGTGACTTCCTTACAATCCCCAATGCTCCAATAATTCGCACCCTCACCCTTGTCGGATACTTCCTTGATGGTCGCCCAATCGTTATTATTCAGCACAGCCGAAACAAAAGAGAACGTAACCGCATAGCGATCCGTAAAAGTGACGCTTCTCGTATCGGACGTTTGCCCATTGCGCGTCGCCTTGACGCTCCATGTACCGGCCTCCGGCACGATCAACGTACAAGAATTATTGACCGATGTGCCGCTCACGACCTTGCTTCCTTTCGTCGCGGTAACAGTTGCACCAGATGTAACAGTTACAATGATTTGCAGCTCTGTGCCGGTCTGAATGGCCTGAATGGCTGTCACAAATCCGTCCGGGTAGACCAGTGGGTCAGATGTGCCGCCCTTCTCCCGGATAGCTGATGCAACCTTTGTCAGGTCAGTTGTGTTTGTCAAAAGCTCTGCCATCAGAAGCTACCTCCATTCGCGTTTGGAATACTCTCTGCCGCCCATGCACCGGACACAACACGCAGGAATTTTCCATTGTCAGCGGTGGTGACAGCGGGCAGCTCCTTCGCGCTCCATGCGACCTTGTTGTTCTGGACGTCAGACACCGCCTGATCGATCTCTGCGCCGGTGTGCGCACTGTTGTACTGGTCTGCCATAAAATCACTCCTTCATGCAGAGAAATTCTTTGCCGTCTGCCGTCAGCATGGTCTTGGTCGTGCCGGACGGCACAAAACCATAGTTGTCGTTCCAACTTCCATCCGCGCCCTGTGCGTAGAGGGAGATTCGATATTCTCCGTCACCGCTCAAGAGAAAATCGTCGTAGACCTCAAAGGTTCGCTCCGTCCCCGCCGGGGTCTGGGAAAAGGACGCAATGAGCGCTCCTTTGCCTCGCCCCCAGTCCTCGCCGGTTTTCGTCGCGCGGCACTCGAAAGCCTGATACGCGATGTCCGACGAGAACTTGACGGTGATGGAATCGAAACCGGAGACTGCCGAAATCTTATTCCCCGTGATGGTGAACGTCAGTCCCGGCGCGGCCATTATGCCACGCTCCAAGTCCCGGCGGCGTTCTTCACAAAGACCTTGATGATCTTCGTGCCGTCGCCGGAGGAGGCCGTCGCAAGGTCGGCGCCCTTGATGGTGACATTGATCGCCGTGGCCTTCTTGTAACCGCCAGCCGTGCCGCTGGTGTTGCTGGAACCGCCAGTGGTGGGAATCTGCGTACCGGCGTCGTGGAGGCTGCTGGTGCTCGGCACAACACGCACCGTGTATTCCTCGAAGTCCACATCGGACGTGAAGGAGAACGCGCAGGTGTCGAAGCCGGAGACTTTGGAGATTCTGACCTTGTCGGGGCCAGTGATTACGACCACCGGAACCGCAGTGTTGACCGTGATAGACGCTGTGACCGCAGCCGTTTCGTTGCCGACGTCGTCCCGCACCTTGATATGTACGGTTTTCAGTCCATCGCCTTCCGTCAGGATGATGGACTTGCTGGCCGCGAAGGTCTCCCACGATGCGTCCTCTTCTGTTGCGGCCGCCTTGATGCCCCAGAACTTCATCTGGTAGCCGGTCTTGGTTTCATCCGTCAGCGTGATCGTTGCGGTGACGGTGTTGCTGGTTGCATACGTCGCGCCGCCGTTGAGCTTCAGTGTCAACCCAGACGGTGCAAGCGTATCAAGAATTAGGTTGAAAAAACTTGCCATAGGTTATGCCCCTTTCTTTTCGCTCATTTCGATGTATAAATATCCGCCTGGGCGGGTATAGATGGGTTCTTCGCCGATGCAGGCATTCTTGATGCCCATCAAGAATGCAAACAACTCCTTGAGCTGCTCTTCTCCGACTGTGATCATTCCGTCACCCCCGAATCAGATACAGTGTCTTCGCGTCCTTGATGGCCAGCGCATCGTATTCCGCCCGGTCGAGGACTACAATGGTGTTGATCTGCGCAGATGAGACGTTGCCGCCGCCTGATACCGGAACCGTTTTAGCCTGTTCGACTTTTAACCTTACCGGTTCACCTTTCACTTTCAGTCTGATCATTGGTACCCCTCCGTTTTCAGGAGGTCTTCCACGTCAACCTCAAGTTTTTCTGAATAGTCCGGTGTGCCATTTTCCCTTGTAAATGCGAATTGTACCATGCACGGCGGGGATTTCAGGCCATTCACAATTTTCTTTGGTGTCAGCTGCATTGCATCCTCAAACGGGATGCGGACAACCATCGTTTTTTCGTCAACAATTTCAGGGGTGTACTGGAAAAACTTATTCGCCTGACGGACGTAGAACTCTGGTTTCGAAATCGTTGTGAGATCGACACCATCGACAGTCACGGCCAAATCATTCCTGATCTTGGATTTCATCGTTGCCACCTCCGTCGTCAAAGTCTTCTCTGGAAATATCCGCGTTTTCTCTTCGCTGCATGATCTGCTCAACCTCCTCCGGCGTCAACCACGGCAGCTTGTTCAGAATGGTTTCATCATCCAGATATGCCGCCGCCATGAGAACCATCTGTGTTTCCTCGAGCTGGTTAACGATCTTCGACCGGACGAAGGACGGCTCATCATCAATTCCGACGATCTCAAAGAGTAGGTGCAGGAAATCCCGCACACAATATTCAAACTGATCAACCTTGTTGTCCATCGGCTGATATGCCGCGCGAATCTCCGTCGCTGTTTTTTGTCCGCCCTGAAGCGATTTCACATCGAGCATTTGCGCATCGCGGTATAGATCGTCACTTAGGCGATTCAAAAGTGATTCTCGCGCGTCGACCGGAACTGTCAGCGTGTGGGCGTCAACCTTTGCCCCATCTTCATCGACCATCGCAACGCCGAGCTTGCGCATGGAATCCTTAAACTTCGCCATATCGATTTCATCCATGCCGCCAGCATTGGAGATCGTCCAATAAATAATAGACGCTTCATCCACGGTGTTTGCAAATCCGGAAGAAATGAGATCATAACAGTCAATTTTCTCCCGCATGCCGACAAGCTCAGACTGTTTCGCGCGATTCGCATACATCGGGATGACCGGGAATCCGGGATAGTTCCGGTATTCCATAATCTCCGTCCCATCGACCACCGAGGACGCCACAACCGCCACATAGCCGCGCTTCGGCTTGAGCACTTCCATCTGCTTCCCCTTCCGGCGGATGTACTGCGTGAATCCATCGACTTCAAACAGCGTCGCCCGGAGCGGTTTATCACTGGACACCTGCCACCATCGGATTCCCGCGCGTAAAGCGCCGGTTTCCTCGTCGAGCAGTGGCACAAACTCGAGCGCTGTAAACGTTTCAAGGTGGTCGAGATTCCAAAAGCCATAGGCCACGCCAGCAACAATCGAATCGTGCCCGATATCCTGAAGTCGATTGTCAAACGTTGGCCCGAGATGTTCCTTGTGGCTTGCATCTTTCAGCGTTACTCCATTCCCGAGCAAATATTGCGTCTCCTGCGTGGCAAATGCCGAAAAGAAATTGCTGCGGAGCTTATAGTTTGCGGAATAATTGTCCGGTATCGCCTGCCCGGACAGCGTATAAAGGAGCTTCTGATAGTTCATGATTGTCACGTTTCTGTGCTCATCATATTCCCGAGCTGTCAGTGCCATCTTATACAAGTCCGTTGCTTTGTACGAATCAATCGCGGATATCACAAAATCCATCCGCGCCTGTTCGCCTTTTTCGGCGATCTCTAAAAAATCCTGATATGTTTTCATTTCTCACCTCATAACGCCAAATCTGGAATCCATTCATGCGGCTTAAACGCCCGCCGCAGAACCGTCATGGCAAAATAGCGTGTTTCGTCCATCGCGTGGTCGTTCTCTTTGACGGGTTTATCGTTGTCCTGCTTCTCGTCCCAGCGGTATAGACCGAACTCTCGGATTGTAGCGGCGCACCGACGATGGATTTTGATTTTCCCGTCGAGCAGATAATCAGCCACACAGCGGATTCCGTTTGCAACATCGTTGTTCGCTTGCCGCACCTTGAACCCGCTGCGCCGCCGTAGAGCCGCGATAAACGATGCCGCAGACGGATCAACAATCACCGCAGAAATGGCGCGTGCGCCCGCCAGCGCCGCCACCATATCACAATATTCCTCGTCCGTTTTCTGCTTCTTCAGCTCGCGCCCGTTGTAATAGACCTCATTCACACGGACGGCACGACCATTCCCAACACGCCACAGGCCAGCAGAAAAGGGATTCATGGTGCCATAGTCGATGGAGATGTACCACTCGCCGCTGTCCGGTTCCTCGTCCGTGATACACTGCTCTCCGAACATGGGATAGATCAAACCCTCCGCAATGCACCGCTCACCGAGGATGTCCCGGCGATACCAAATACTGCCCGTGTCGTACTGCGCTTCAATTTCCGCCAACCGCTGCGGCGTGATCGTCGCATTGTCCCGGATGGTAAAATGCTGGTAGTTGTACCGCGCCCCCATGCTCTCTGGGAATTTGTCGATGTAGTGCTCATATATCCAGTGACCGGGTGCCGATGGGTTCAAATCCCAGAACACCCGCCGAACCCGCGCCGCGAGCTGCCGGTTGAACGCTTCCTTGATTGTATCCTCATGGTGAAGGTTGATCTCGGTTGCAATCCACATCCCATAGGAGTTGCCACGAATCTTCTTGAAGCTGTCCGCTTTCGCACCGCCCGCGAATATCACGACGTAATCCCGCTTATGTGAGCGGATAACCAGTGCTTCATTGCCCTTATACTTCGTCCACCGGCAGCGGCCACGGAAAAGATACTCCAATCCGTAGCCGTTCGCGTCCCCGATGTTCAGTTTCGCGTTTGCCGCTGTGGAACCTGTCGCAAGGTGGATGCGGTCAGGCGTCCCTTTCTCGATCAAATAGGCAAATGCCGCAATGTTGTCGATGGTCTTACCGGCGCGGACAGCGCCCTCCGCTACGGAGATCGTCGCCCGCGTCGCCGCCGCGATATATGCCTTATGCTTCTCGCCGAACGTCGGATGAATGGTCTGCGTAATCATTCCATACCAGCTTCCGCCAGATACGCGGAAGTGTCCTCCATATCGACCGATTCCTCCGGATTGTCCTTCTGGCCTAGATACTGCTTCCCGAGCCAGATTGCCATGTTTGCATTTTTCTCCGCTAATTTCCACTGGTTCCGCCTAAGAGATATTTTCCCCGCTCCTCGCTTTTGCTTAAAAACTTCGGAGAAATTTTCTCCATATGTGCGTTTACACCAAGCATTTAGTGTTTTATCTGTGACGTCGAACCAGCCGCAGATTTCCTCAAGCGTGCATTGCAGGCCGCATAGATTCTCGAACTGCTTTTGATCTATTTCCTTTTTCAGCCTTGCCATATACGCCCTCCTTTCTTCGCTGGCGTTTGATGAATTTCTCCATGTCCCGCTTTAAGTACGGGCTGTTTGTCTTATCAATGATCGCCTGCGCTTCTTCAATCGTCATGCAGAAGCACCGCCTTTTCTCCTGTGAATTTCTCCCACCGTTTGATGATGACGTCGCAATATCGCGGGTCGAGTTCCATCATGTAGCAGCTGCGATCTAACTGTTCACAGGCAATCAGCGTGGAACCGGAGCCGCCGAACAGGTCAAGCACCACCGCGCCGCGCTCCGTTGTGTTGCGGATTGCAAACTCAGAGAGCTTCACTGGCTTTTGCGTCGGATGGGTGTATTCAGTCGCGGAATCTTTTTGGATGTTCCATACGGAGCCGATGCGCTTTCCCTTGATCTCCTTCCCGTTGTTGGAACAGAGAATGACTTCATAGTCCGTGGAAAAGGTGTGCTTCAGGTCGCCAATGCCACCGCCGCCCTTGTCCCATATAATCATGTTTGTAAGGTCGTGGTATTTTTTGAAAAGTGGAATCCATTTATCAAGCACCTTCCATGTGGTACAGATAAAAACGAACCCATTGCACACAAGCCGCACATTCGGGAAGAAGTCGAGAATTTTATCATCATTTTCGAGCACATCAAACCGTCTGGTTTTCTCCCGCATATTGCTCTGGTAGTTGTATCCATAGGGCGGGTCAGTAAACACCATGTCGGCCATCTGCCCCCCCCATAAGCGTCTCTACGGTGTCAATGCTTGTGCTGTCTCCGCACACCAACCGATGCCTTCCAAGCTGCCACACATCACCCAGCTTCGTCACAGGCTCATTGTCAGTATCCACGTCAGGCGCGGTGTCCTCAATGACTTCGCTTTCATCCTCAATGGGAAGCCCCCAGTCAAAGTCGAACGCCGAAAGGTCTAGATTGTGAAGCTCCTCGGCCAGCAAATCAAAATCCCAATCGCTCTCGTTGCTCTTATTGTCCACCAGCCGGAGGGCGTTCACTTGTTCCGGCGTCAAATCGTCCATGCTGACACACGGCACCTCGTCCATGCCGAGCTTCTTTGCAGCCAGCGCGCGGCAGTGGCCGATGATAATCACATCGTCGCGGTCTACCACGATCGGCTGCACAAAGCCATACTGCCGGATGCTCTCGGCTACATTGGCGATTTGCTTTTTGTCGTGCTTTTTCGCGTTCCCCGGATATGGGGTGAGTTCAGATAATTTCCTGTTTTGTACGTTCATTGTTTCTCCTTCCTCTTCCTTCTCCTTGGAGCTACCCGCCAAACTCCAAATATCCCGCATAAAGCACACCAAATACAAAAAGGAGGTTCCGCAGATTCCGCTGCGTAGCCGGTGAAGGAAGAAACCGTAGGGGGTCGTCAAGCCCCTACGGTTACATTATCGCATATATTCTTCTAAAAATGCCCACAATAGTGGGTTAAAGGAAATTTTGCCGCCCCAAAAGGTAGTCCGTTGATACTTCGAAAAAATCCGCGATCTGCGCGAGGGATGAGGCTGTCGGTTCGCGGTCTCCGCGTTCGTACTGGCTTATGACGTTTTTAGACATCCCACAGCACTCGCTTAGTACCTTTCGTGAGATTCGGCGCCTCTCCCGCAGCCTTTTAAGCCTCACAGGGAATACCGTGTTAATTTGTTGCTGCTCCATCGACTTCCTCCACATCATCATCAAGCGAATCAAGCATTCGTTGTGCTCTTATGTGCAGGCCCTTTGCCTTGATGTAAACCGCGATCCCAAGCGCCGCCCACTCAATCAACACCAAGATATTTAGAATATCGATAATCAAGTTATCTTCCCTCCGCTCTTCAAACATTCCTCGCACGGCAGCGGCCCGTTCTCATCCGAATCCAGAAACCGTTCATAGAGATCGCACCACCACGCGATGCAGAATTCACAGCTATTACAGTTCTTCATCTTCCTGTGCTCCCGAACCCGCCGGTTCCTCGCTCGGTGTCCTCCAACGTCTCCACCACTTCCAGCTCCGGAAGCAGACAGGGCAGGATCACCAACTGAGAGATCTTATCGCCCTTCCGCACTCTATATGGATTGTCCGAATGGTTGTAGAGCTTGACCATGATGCTCCCTGTGTAACCAACGTCGATCACACCTTCGCTGGTAATTCCGCTCTTGACGTTCAAGCCGCTCTTGCTCTTGAGAAAACCGACCGTGTTTTTGGGAAGCTGGATATGTACCCCTGTATCAAACAATTCACTGTTTCTTGGGTAGATATAAACATCATCATACGCCGAATAAAGGTCGAGCCCCGCGTCGAACTCATGCGCCCGTGTCGGCATGATCGCCCACGGCTCCAAAACAATTTTCATAGCAGTTTTTCAACTCCTTTCTGACCGCATAGAGCTTGATTTCCAGCTCCGTCACTCTCTTTTTCATGTCTCTGTATCCGTCAGCCTCCACTTCCGAGGTCGCCAATGGCATCCCGCACTTGTTACACTTGTAATACCGCCGGAAGAGGACCCCGTCCTCCGTCGCGCCGTATCTCGACGAAACGCGGAATTTCCCGCCGCATTTGCACTGGATCATTTGTCCCACCAATCCTTTATCATCTCATTTCGCTCAAAGAACGGCTGGAAGTACCCGCCGCAGACCTTTTGCAGCACATAGTCGATTCTCGCAATCGCTTCGTCGGATTCCGGCCCGCACTGCCATGCGACGCCGTACTCGGATTCCAGCTGCGTCAAGGTCTCCATCAGCTTCTTCGCCTTTTCGGGCGTGCGGATAAAGCCGCACTCATAGGCCGCCACCAGAAGAAGGTCACACGCCTTCTGCGTCCCGGCGTCCACGCCGGCGTCAAAGTACTGCTTGTTGCTGCTTCTGATCCGCTTTGCCAGCTTTTCCATGCTGCTCCTCCTTCTTACTCGCTATTTTTACCGCTCCAAAAAGCATGATGTACGCATTGATCTGCTCGTCCGTCTCCGGTCGGAGCTGCGGAGCCATCAGCTTCCATGCCTCCATGTACGTCATGCCTTGCCCCTCGCTTTCCGGAATAGTTCGTTGTACTTGTCATACCGTTCCCGAATGTTCGTGCTTTCGATCTCAGGATGGAATTTCAGCCACCATTCATACATCCCGCACGGATGAAGCTCCGGGCATCCGCATCGATAGACACAGTTCGGGACGAGCACATCGGCAATCTCCGGCTGGATCTCATGCAGCTTGGTCTTGAAGTCCTCGGCGTAGGCCCGCGTTTCCGGAGCAGCCTGACTGCACAACCGCTTACGCATCGTGTCGATGAGCGCCTGCACGTTCGCCTCACCGACGAAATTGACTGGCGCATCCTGCGTCAGCTTGTCCCGCAAAATGCCCGTGCGGTCGCTCCTCTGGGTTGAGATGCAGCACTCCCATTTGTGCCTAGACCAGTGCGTAGCAATCCAGCTCTTGATCCCGTTCCACATCCACTTGACCGAGATCGTGCGGATCGGCCCATGCTCTGCAATCAGGATTCTGCGCTTGAAATCCTCGCCCGGCTCATGCCCGAGCGGAGGTTTCCCAACCGTCGCCCGGCAATCGTCTACAACCTCTTCCCATGATCCCTTGATCTTCTTGATTTCAGTGTCCATCGTTGTCCTTTCTCTCCCCATAGGAGCAGAAATCCGTTTCTTTTCTCCAAAATCCATCCTTCGTTCTCAGGCAGACCATAGCGCCGTCCGGCTTGCTGTCATAGTCTCCATATTTGCAGTCCTTGCAGCGCACCACCGGCGCAACGTCAGCGGCGGGCAATGATAAAATCTCACTTGCGATGCAATCCGCCAGTCCAGTATGCCGTCCCAATGCAGATCCGTTCGCAAGCCCGTACTTTTCGGCGATTTTAACCGCATCTGTGCGCTTGATGTAATCAGTCATAATCCATATACTCCCTTCCGACTCTGTTTTGCATTTCATACGGCAGTGCAAGCAGCGGCGTGCATCTACTCAGGATCTCTGCTTTCAAAATCCGCTCCGCCTGCCGCTTGGTCAGCCGCCGCTCTCGCTTCTTCGGCGGAAGCTCGCCTTTTGCCGCCGCAATAGCGGTCGGGTTGTGCTTATGTTGACCCATCATTTACCCTCCTGTTCCATGCCTCTTTCGCTTCCAACCTCGTTGTGAGCGGATTTGTGACGATAAACATGCCGCCGCACTGCTTGCATTTTATCGATTGCGTTTCTCCCAAAAACGCCGCTTCCCCGCCGCAGAACGGGCACGGCTTTAACTTATCCATTCTTCAGTCCTCCGTCACGCATCAGCCGCTCACTCAGTCGGGAAACCTTTTTCCGCCTCCAAATGGCAACGTCATCCCTGCATTCGTAGAGTATCATCATTTGTTCCAGCATAATTTGTACATCCGCAATCTCTTCGGCAATGTGTGACTTGTCTGCCCCAAATCTGAAGCTTTTGCATAGTTCTTTTTGCAACTCGCTCAGTTCTTCGATTGTGATGATTCTCTGAATATAGTTGCCATAAAACAAAAGAGCTGCTTCAAGGATTTTCTCTTCATCCATCCTTCTTGCCCTCCTCGGTCGGTTTTAGCCATTCACGAATGCGCATCCCGCATGAACAGCAAAGCTCGACGTCTTCCGTGTTTTCGCGATATGCGCCCCTTACGTTTACATACGTTGCCGAACTTGTAGGGTTTATTTCGGCTCCGCATCGGTCGCAGATTCTTTTTACCATCATTTTCCCTCCATTTCTTCAAAGTAGAACTTGATCGGCTTTTCGTTTTCAATGACATTCCCGTAAACCACACCCACCTTGTAGATGTAGTTCTCGCGGAGCTTGCGCGGAATCTCCGCAATATAGCGCCGGAAGGTTTCCAGTGAGTTTGCCCGCTTGTAGTGGTTGCACATCCGGCAGGATGGCATGAGGTTCGAGAGGTCATCGCTTCCTGCATCCTCATCGTCCCACGCTCGCAGCGGCCGGAAGTGGTCTACCTGCATGTCTCGGATGTCGATAGGCCGTCCGCAGTAGGCACAGTGGCCGTCATACTTCGCATGGACCGCTTCCCGTTTTTTCTTACTGAAGCTCATCCCTTGCCCTCCATTTCCGCCAGCGCCTTTTCAGCTTCTTCGCGCGTCAAAAAGACGGTTCTTCCAAATTCAGACGGAGAAAAGCGATCCTCATATTTGTTTCCTTTATTGACCATCCACACCTTGTTCAGGGCGTTTCCTCCGATTCCCGTTATCTTCTTTTCGATGATTCTCGGACGAACTCCATCGTCGCCAAACACCTGAACAATAGCATAAACTGTGCCGCCCACCTTGCACGGCAGGACGATCACGCGCCCCTCCTGATCGGCCACGGCCAGCTCCCGCAGGCGGGCAATCGGCAGGCCCTCGAACTCCGTAATCTGTGCGACTGCCTTGCCCATGATTGCCGCTTCCAATGCCTCGATCTGCTCCGGTGTCCGTTTGGTGTCCTCATACCGTTTGAGCCGCTCCCAGACCTGCTTTTGGCTGCAACCATCCTTGTATGGGCACGTTGGATACCCGCACCGCGCAATCTCGCAGAAGTTTCCCTCAAAGGTCAGTCGTTCCATCCTCAGTCCTCCTTATCCTGCGTCGCGCACGCGGAAGAAAACCGTGATGTTCAGTTCGTAATCGTTCTCAATGATGAGCCGAACACTGTTTTCCCTCCACTGCGAACCGTGGTCATAAGATTGCGATACCATACGAGCAACGATCTGGTTCACGATTTCCGTTGCCGTTTCCCTTGATACGCCTTGCTGAAACTTGAGAAAGGTGAATCTATAGCCGAAATCAGTTTGCAGCTTTTCGTAGTAAACATCAATTTCGTCATCAACCTTGAGCCGCAGCGTGGATGGGATGAACTCGTCGCTTGGAATATAAAATTCAATTTTCATGATTGTCCTCCTTCGGTGTCATCGGAATCACCCACGACGGAATGAGCGCCCGATACTGTTCCACCTTCGCTTTCAGCTCGGCAATCTCCTTCTGGTCGCGCTCGATCTGGTCGGCGGCCGCATACACCATTCGTATGCACTCGCCAATGTCACACGGGCACGTTACACATTCGTGCTTTCCGCAAAACCGCAGCGCCTTGACCAGTTCTTCCGGCTTCAAATTCATATTCATAACAGATCCTCCCGAAATTCTTCTAATACTTCCTGCCCTGGAAGCACATCATTTTCCATCCACCAGTTAAATATATCCAATCCATTA